TTTATCTATGCTGTCTTGATTTAGGGCTACCTGAGCTGTGCCACCTGCTCTAGTAATTGTGGCTTTATTAAATATAAGTACATCGTTAAGAATCCAACTAGCATCAAAATAATCTATACCTGTGCCGTTATCTGCAAAGACTGTGGGCGATCCGCCAATAGATCCAGCCGTCACATCTCTATCTTGAAATACGAATGAGCCAGACGCGTCTACATATAATGCGCCATACTCGGAGGTGGCTACGGTAGTTAAGGCTTGCAGGGCTGTGCGGTTACTGCCTGGATCTGCCTGCATAGTAGTAAGCCCTGCATCTACGTCACGCATGGTTGCTGGCCAGGATATGGAATCTAACAGCTGATTAATTCTAGTGCCGCTCAAATCTCCAGCGGTAGCACCTGTAACTGTGCTGATCTGAGCTACCTGGGCCAATCTAAACGCATCCACGGCTTGGATGGTTGTAATGGCTACATCTTCACCAGACTCTTCTGGGTAAGTAGTCACATAGCTTGTTATAAAGCCCTGGAATATAGGGTAAGACACTGATGAATAAGTAGCACTAATCTGCACCTTCTTCATGGGTGTTAATAAATTATAATAGGGTCCCGTTACGTTTTGGGGATTGAAGTCGCCCGACTGATCGACAATGCGCAAGGTAAGAGCGCCTGTTTGGAATTGATCTGATAGTGCAGTTCGGCCGCGGTTAGTCTCTATGCGGTTAACTTGATCAGATACATCTACAATTACAGCTGTGGCATCGCCTAATACATTCGTGTCTAATATTCCTGTATCTAGGATCATTGTCTGAGCAAAGGCTGGCCCAGTACTGAAGTTAATTAAAGCGGTTATTACGGGTAAGGTCATACTAGGAAGCCAGCAGGTACTGTGCTATATCCTGATCTAGTTGCCACCTGTATGCTCTCTGCTATTGCTTGGCTTAGTCTATCGCCACCTGCATCTACAGTCACTTTGATATCCATTTGATTTTGTGATGATGAACGCTGTACGCCACCACTAGCAAAGCCACCTAAGAAGTCATTGATGCGTGAGTTTAATTCTCTAGTGTCTAGTATTGCCGCTTGCACCTGTGGTGCTGTGTATTGCGCACCAGATGAGCCTGTAAACATTTGACCTGTAGTAGCTGGTGGTGGTAATGCCATATTGTATTTAGCAAGAGTAGCCGCTATGCGTGCGTTTAATTCTTTAATAGCAGATATAGCAAAATCTTCTATAAACGTATCTATCTTATTAGATAAAGATTTTACCTTAAATATGCCAAAGTCCTCCAGGCTCATGCCTGCAAGTCTGGCTTGCTCTGCTAGTTTTTTAAGTGCCTCGGTTGCTTCTAATTCGGCTAATAACTTCTTAGCCAACGCATCGTTATTGTCTAGGATTGCTAGCTGTGATTTAAGGCGTAACTTAGTCTCTTCATTGGTTGCACTGTTTAGGGCTGCGTTTATACCTATGCGCTCTAAGTCAAACTTCTTGCGTAATTCTTCTACGTTCTTATTTTCTATTGCGTTCTTTTTTTGCAGTAATAATAATTCTGCAGCCTTAGCCTTTGCTAATCTATCCTCAGTCTGAAATCGCTTTGCATCTATACGGCCTGCGCTGCGTTGTTTATTAGGATCTAAAGGCGACATAGGTCGTTGTTTATTTCCATAGTCTGATAACAAATAAAGTAAAGGATTTTGTATTTTTAATAAAGTTTCGGTACTGACTTTATCTAGCCCTGTGGCTTTATCAAATTTCTTTAATAACGAAGCCATACCATAGGTAGCATCTGCTACTGTTTTTGCAAAGTATTCCATATCATCGGCTGCGTTTTGTATAGAGTCATCTTTTGATAACAAAGCTAGAGAATCTAATAAACCTTTACCGATCATTTCTTTTGCGTTTTCTGTAGCAACAGTTAATATATCCATTTTTCCAGCATAGGTTTCTAATCTAGCTGCTGCTTGGCCTGCAAACTTTTTATTAAGCTCGGCCATGATTGCATTCATGTCACCAGTTTTTAGTAATGTTTTACTTAACCCAGCACCTAATCTGCTCAAACCTGTGGTGTTGCCTGCAAAGCCACGTGTTAATGCTGAACTGACTTCACTTAATGATTTACCTGTTGCCGCACTTATGTTTAATGCAGTGCTTAAAGCGTCTTGGCTTTTAGTTATTGATCCAGTTACTGTCAATAATTGCTGTAGTGCTGGGCGAAGGTCGTCATCTAGAACACCTGTAGTTTTTTGTAGGTTAGCAATATACAGCTCTACGCCAGGTGCGCTGAATTGATACCCTGTATTCTTTAATTGTTGCTCTAAAGACTTAGCGGCCTTCTCATCGGCCATAAATGCCTGTACTGCTTTTTTGCTAAAATTAGTTAAAGCTCTAGCGCTAAATGCTGCAGCAAAAACTTTGGCAAAACTTTTAACTCGTTTTTCAAAAGCTGATATTTCTTTAGTGCCTTTTTTTAATCCTTTGTTATCAAAGGTGCTGACTGCGCTAACAATTAAATTAGGCACTATGCAGCCTTTCTAATTTCTGTATCTTTAATAAACTTAGTTGCTACTGTGTTAATCGCATTAACTACCTTTGGAATAATTATATCTTTAGTCTCATCCCATGCGCGATAGATTACGCGACCACGTTGCTTGCCTTGACCCTTCATGCTAGATAGCATTTCTGCAGCAGAATTGAATTGCACAGGTGCGTTAGGGTTTAATGATTTATTACCTCTAGGCCTACCGATACGCCCTGCAGTCTCAAAAATTGCGCCTGGTCGAGAATTATTGTAAACATAAAATGCAGCCTTAAAACCTTTGTTATTACTTTTATTTTGTCCTGCAGAATATGCAACCCCATCTTTTGCTAACGCATAATCATAAGGTGGAAATAATCTGTTTGGGTCTTTAACAGTATCTAGTGACCCAGTGCCTTTACCCCAGCCACTTAAGACTTCACTTTGTGCTGGTAAATAACCACGTGCGCGATCTCGGACAATTAACATAGCTTGTTTAATATTCTTTGACATCTCTTTATTCAAATCTTTGTCTACATCTCGCATAGCCTTCTGGAGTTGCTTAACGCCTGTTACGACGACTGGCATTTTTAATCTCCTTTGCTCTATCGCTAAAAACTTGCACTATTGCCTTTAGCATCTCTGAGTCCATATTTATAAACTCACTAGGCGCGATTCCAGTCTCTACACTCAAAGCAGCCACTGTATAGAGAATGGAGTCACGCGGTATTATTTTTTTTCTTCGTCTAATACCTCGACAGTTTCTAAGCTGTCAATAAACTCTGCACCAAATATAGGTACAGTTACGTTAGCCCTACGTAAGCACTCATGCGCTAAGAAATAAATCTCAGTCTGCCGTTCGTGATCACGTAGGACTTTACTAATCCCAGCCTGATACCGTAATTCAAAAGCATATTCGACACCTGGCGTGATCTTATGTTCTGATACCTCGCCATTAGCCCTTGTTATCTTTAGCTTTGCCATTACTACTCCTTAAGGTGTGGTATCTACTACGATAACACTTTGGCAGGTAAATGTAATTGACTGTGTGCTTATGTCGCCTACTGCGCCATTTACATCTTGAGTATTGTTGACCAAAATCGTAGTTTGAAATTCTGGGTTGGTTGCGCTAACTACTGCAGAAGTCTGCTTTAGTGTTAGTGGCACTGTAGTACCCCATGCAGCCTGCAGTGTTGCATTAACGTTGCTTGCAGCTGTGTCATTTAAGAAGTCAATAGTGATAGTGCTAGCCTCTAGGCCCTTTGCAAACTTATGTGCAGTATCGCCCATAGCTGTTACTTCTAATTCATCAAATGAGCGGTTAATTGTTACAGCTGTTACGTGATTGCTTAGATCCACGCTATTCAGAGTAACAACAACGCCGTTGCTTAAATAGATTGCCATTATTCGTTGTCCTCATCTTTTCTAGCCGCTGGTTTTTTAACCGCTGCTGGCTTGTCGGTAATCTGGCCTATCTTGACCAGAAAGTCATATTCTTCTTCTGTAAATCCTTTGTAACTCATGTTAACTCCATTCCGTTAAAATTGATACGGTTATCTCAGATACAAGCAAGTCGCCACTAGCTGCGTTGACTATAGCAGGTGCTGAAATAGTAGATATGTTTAGTACTAAAGATGATGTGTTAAGTTTAGTTACTACTGCTAATATAAAGTTTTCCATGCCTGCTAAGTTGCCTTGATTGTCAAATGCTGGCGTAGTCATGAGAATCTTAAAATTTGCTAATGGTGCAATAGTTATGTAGTCATTATTGCTAGGTGTTAGGTAAGGATCACCAGGTGTAACTACTACGCTGTTAGCCAGTAGCGTTGCCGGTGGAAAACTAAAGGTTGACCACACGCCTGCGTTTGCTAAGTCTGTTGCAAGTGTGCTGCGTAGTGTGGTTATTGCAGCTGGCATTAGCCGACCAGTGAGTTAGGACTAGAATACGGTTGGATGAGACCACGCACTCTGTTAATCAGCTGATAACCCATCCGATATGGGCTTGCAGTGATCCCATCCATACCTACCCCACCAGTCTGGCTAACTTGACGGCTTTGCCAGATGTCAACAGCTACGATCATCGCAGCCTCTCGTATGGCAGGGGTCGCAGTGTAAGCCTGTGTTTTTTGATCTGGGCCTAATGCCCTGCCGTATGGTTTGATAAAGTGAAATGGATCATCGCTAGCTGTTTTTGCGTATTGAATAATAGAATAACCTGTAGGGTAATTGCTAAATTGTAATTGTGTAAATAATGCTGTGCCGATAGTTGCAGGCACTGTTGAGCCAGGGAATGCGCCAGTTAATGTGTATGAGCCGTTATAGGTAGCACCACTATTAGACACTGTAATACTCTGACCTACTACAAATATGCCAGGATTGGCCAACACTAAAGATGCGGTGTTGTTGCTAATTGATGAGCCGATTACTGGTGCATCATTATGCCAAAGGTAAGGTGTTATTAAATCTTCTGCTGCTTGACAGCATTCTTCCACTGTAGCACTGCTGTATAAAGTGCCAATACCTAAGTTACTTCGTAACTCGGCTTCTGTAACCATTACGGCTGCCATAGTGTCCTCTCTTAAAAAGCTCCTCTAGGGCTAGGGCTACTAAACCCTAGAGGATTATTAAATTAACTAACTTATTAGGTTAGGTTAAATCGGCGAACTCCACCAGCTACTAATACTTTAGTTGCTAGATAGCCGTAAATCATTGTTTCAA